ATAAAACGATTCTCTTTGTGGCAAAGCATACTCATAACATTCTTCAAACGTGCCATTCCATTGATCTTTAATCATTTTGGCATGTTCGTAGCGTCTAAGTATTTGCTTGACTTGAGATTCGCTTGGGTTTACTTGTGGTTCAATCTTTGCTTCTACTACCAAGTTATGCTCCTAATTTGTCTTTACTCATTAAACTACTGTCTAATTTAAAGCCTGAGCCACCTCTTGCAGCAGCTGATAGCAAACTATTTCTGCCTCTTGTACCATAAAATGAAGCAATCCTACGCTGTAAGTCTTCTTCTTTTTGTACTTCTCTATCTTGTTGCTCATTCTCACGCATTTGTTTTCTGCGTTGTTTTGATTCCTCGCTTTCTGGTGGTGGCGGCGGCGGGGAACCTCCTCCTATACTGCACATATTATCTTCTCCTGTCGTATAATGACTTTGGTTTTAATTCAAAGACATTAAAATTTTTTCTTGCAACTACAGGTTTACTCGGTTTTGAGCCAACTGTCAAACTTCTTCCCTCGCCTGCACCTAGCATCATGTACTGTAATGCGTCATGTACATGCGAGAATCTGTTCTTATTCGGCTTTTCATCATACCTTTCGCCAGATACTTGCATCCTACGATAGTGATACCCACCATCGAATCCTTTAACTAGATTGTTACATTTGGGATCTATTAAGATTCCAGATTCACCATCTACCATTCTCTGTAATGTAGCACTAACACTTTCCAATCTCAATGTAACATCGTTAGAATGTGTAGGTCTTGCTGTAATTCCACGCCCTCTAAGTATTTGAAATGGCGTAGATTCATCTGTCTGCGCCCTATGGTCTCCTGCTGGATCGCCAAATATTATGAATTCACGTGGCAAATACTCTGCCATTTTCTGTTTCATGATGTCACTAAAGCGTAATATACCCATATCTTCTGCTACTAATTCATCTATGATAAGCCATCTGCCTCTACATTTTTGACCAAACACACACGCAGGTGTCAATCCAAAGTCTATTCCTACATAGATTGGTGTATCTGGAACAATAGCTACATCGCTATTAGCGACGTGTACATCTTTACTAAACATCTCATATACAGGCTTTCCATCCTCTACTTGTCCTAGTTTGTTTAAAACATAGACATCAATCCATGATTTAGTCTTACCTCTAACAATATTTTTATAATAATCTTTTGTTAGGTTTTTCCCATTTTCTTTGGTAGGATTATCTTGATAGGTGTCTAGTTCACCTCTCTCATTGTTCACTTCAAGCATAGCTGGGGGTTGATTAAAAAACCTCCAGTTATCAGGTTTCACTAACATCTTAGCTTCCTGCTTAGTAATATAATCTGGGATAATAGATTCGCCTGATAAGATTGACCACCAATGGTCAGTATCAGGAGGGTTGGTATCACATATAACACCATACCATGTTGGTCCACCATCACGCATTGATGGGTATCTTCCTACCCTCATACTACATGCATCAATGATTGACTTAGGTATTTCCCTAGCTTCGTTTACCCACACGCCTGTAAGCTCAAGTGACAATAGTTTTTTAACATCTTCTGGTCTATCAAGGGCTAAGAATATAACTTCTAACTCTACGTTACCTTTTTTGATGTTATGAGTATAAGGAACTGACCACATAAACTTTCCCCATACATCTTCAGGGAACCAGTCGATCCAAGTTTTTATTGTGGTTGTCTTCAATTGTGGGTTAGTGTTTCTTATAACAGCCCACCTAGAACGCTTAATGCCATCAGCACCAGCTTTTTGCTGTAATGCTCTACGCATTATCTCAATACAACAAGCAACCGATTTACCACTACCTACAGGTCCACGAATGGCTCTAAAGAACATATCGTCTTTCATGAATTGTTTAAGTACTTCGCCGTCTGGCTTATAGTTGAGTGACATTATTGTTGACTGCTAGTCTGTACAGTTTCTCCAATGTTAATTCAGATAAGGATTCAAGCACCCTGTCTGCCTCATAATCAGTCAGGGCTTCTTTAGGATGGTCTTTCATGTGCGTCATCTTGACCACTATTCTTAGTTTAGCCATAGCACCATGATTGTATTTACGTAGTTTTTCTACTGAATGATAGCTCATAATTTTTTTGCTTGACGTCTAACTGATGCTGGAACAATTCCATAAAACTCTCTTGAAGAATCGTTCATCCATCTAGCATGGCTCCAATGTCTTGGTTGTTCTTTTTTAATTTTATTTAATGTTTTTAAATCTACCTTTACTTTAAACAAAGAACCTTTTAATGGTCTTTTTGTTTTGTCTATAGGATTATACATTGCATATTGTTTTGCTGTAGCTTTGTCTGTTGTAAACCAACTACCATAAGTCTTTTTAAGATTTCCCCCACCTTTTAGAAATCTATTTTTATCATTTATATTGTTAATCTTTACTCTTTTTTTTATTTCACTTAAGGATTCTTTACCTACATTTGGTACTCCTCTGTATAGAGTTACTGGTCTATTTTTATATGCTTTTAGTAATGTTTTTGCACCTTTATATGCAAACTTCCCTACTCTTATTGCTGGATGTATACTAGCTACAGCCAATGCTGATTCCAAAGGATTGCTTTTAACGTAATTAAAAACAGATTCGCCAGTAATTCCTGTAGCATTAGAAGTAGCTGCTCCTAATACTGATCCTCCTACTGTGTATTTAAAAAGTGATTTTGCCATGTGTCATTGATTATCAATCACGCCTCTTGCCATTCTACTTGCGTCTTCCAATGAATGACCTTTGAGCATTTTAAGTTCAATGTATTGCTTAACTCTTTTGTTTCTGTCTTCGTTTCTAGCTTTCTTTTCGTTTTTAAGAATAGCCTTAGCAGTCTTCTCAGCTTTTTTTAGATTTGCCATAGTTGTCTTTCTTTTTGTTTCTAGCTGTTTTAAGTTTATATTTTTTTTCTTCTTTCTTTTTCATTAGTACATTACTCCACCAGCTGTTTTGGTTTTTTTCTTAATTGTGCTGGCATTTTTTTGTTGTTCTTTTCTTAGGTTTACCTTACTTTGGCTTAACTTTTCCATATTGCCAAGAAAACTTCCTGCCAATGTTCCGTAAGCTAGACTTGTAGTTCCTAATTCTTTAAAACCTGTTCTAATTTTTTGAGCAGCTAGTATTCTGTCTCTAGTAATTTTTACTTTATCTGCCTTAATTGCTTTCATAGTAGTCGTAACATTAATATTTTTTCCGGGATCTACATAGTTCTTTGCAAATGATTTAGATTGTAATACCTCACTTGCTCTATCTTGTACTTTCTTTTGTAGTTTGTCGTTTTTCATTAGGTATTTGACACCAGCAGCAATGCCTGTGACACCTACTTTAGCTTTCATAAAAGGATTCAATCCAACATTGAGAAGCGTTCCAATGCCTTTAACTATAGTTTTACCACCAGATAAAAGAGACTTAGCAGTATTAACACCTTTGACTGTCCCTTTGTATGCAATCTTTTCAGCTTTTCTTGCCATTCTTTTTATCCTTTAGTTGTTTTTTGTATTCAACAATTCTTTGCTCTATTTCAGCATCTTTTAATTTCTTTTTCAATCTTTTCATTTGCTCTTGCATACTGCCCATATAATGCTCCTACAATGCCTGTAATCGGTTTTTATTCATAACGAGGTATCAATGCCTAAGATTTTCTGCACTTCCATTTTCTCAATGCTAGTGCTTTTCTCGTTGGTCTTCCCTTAGAATCTTTCATTGGTCCTTTCATACCAGACATTCTGGCACAAAAACTTCTACGTCTAGCGGCGTCTTTAGAACCTTTCTTTGCCTTACCTGTTACAGGAGGTTTGAGATTAGCTCCCTCTTTGCGTTTGAAATACGCTCTACCTGCTGCGTTAAGTCCCCCACTAGGGTTTTGAAATCTTTTAGCTACCATTATGTTTTAGCATATCCCGGTTTGCCCTTAGATGAATTGTCTTTGGATTGTTTTCTTTTGACAGCTGCCCTGCGCCTTGAAGCTGACATTGACCTTGCTTTGGCTTGTGGTACACATTTAGGATACTTACCTCTCTTTTCTTTACCACTACGACCAC